GAACGATAAAGAAAAACAATGGGAGTTTCCATTAGTTCAGCTACCCAAGGTTATTGAGATTATCAAAACTTACGAAGTTAAAGTCACCCCAAAGATTAAATTGTTATACCAACAAATCATAGAAGAAAAAGAGACTAGGCACAGAATTAGAGAACAGGATGATTCATCATTTACATTTTTAAAAAAAATTTATCATTTTTTTGAGGTTGGATATATTTATAATTGGGAAGAATTAGAACCCAACAAGTTGACAAAATATTATATCAAGGAGTGATAAATGAATTCTAAAAAATGTGCTAAATGTAAAATTGATAAGTCTGTTGAAGAATACTATAAGACTGGCAAATTGATTGGTGTTGGTGAAGTGGGTCGCGTGGCCGTTTGTAAGGAATGTAAACGAAATTATGAATTTCAACGTAGAAGGAAATTAGGTAAAATTAAGGGAACATACGGAACTTCTAGATTTGATTACATGACGAAAACTAATGTTCAGTTTGGGAAGTGGACGACGACGGGTAATGAAATTGTTCAATCAAAATCTGCTAGAGTGTTGTGTATATGTGAATGTGGGGTTGAGAAACACGTTTTGTGTTTTAGATTGGACAATGGAACATCTAGAGGATGTAATAAGTGTACGAAACAAAAACCAAGAGAATTGGGTGATTGGTTGTGGACACATATCGTAGATGGTGCGAATTGTAGAAATATTTCGGTTAATATTACAAAAGAACAAGCTCAACAATTAATAGAGAATCAACATTTTAAGTGTGCGTTAACTGGTCTTGATATTGATTTTGGAGTTAACAATGGAAAAAAAGTTGATGGGAAGTTATTATCAAAAGAACAACGAAGAACTGCGAGTTTAGATCGAATAGATAGTTTACGTGGATATGAACTGGAAAATGTACAATGGGTGCATAAAAATGTCAATATTATGAAAAATCGGTTTACTCAACAACATTTTATCAATATGTGTAGATTGGTTACGGAACATGAACATAAAATTTAATTATAAAAATGATAATTATGATTTATCTTCCGATGAATTTGTTGAGTTTCTTAAGAAAAACAATTTAATTATCCGAAACGGAAAGTTGTTTGAATATGATTTGAAAAATAGTGCATTAAAGATGCCTTTGTATAATTATCAGGCCGCTGGCGTAGAATTTTTATATCACACCAATGGTAGAGCATTAATCGCAGACCAGCCGGGATTAGGTAAGACAGTTCAAGCAATTGCTTATGCTAAAATGTTAAACTTAAAGACATTGGTGGTCGCACCATTATCCGTGGTCATCAATTGGAAAAAAGAAGTTAAAAAGTTCACAGGTATGAATAGCACCGTATGGACAAGTAAAGATGTAGAAGGTGATTTAGAAAACCAATTCCACATTATTAATTACGATGCGGTGCGTAAAGTCCACGATGTATTACGAAAAATGGATTTTGATATGTTGGTCTGTGATGAAGCAACATTTCTAAAGAATAGAAACACATTAAGATTTAAAACCATACTTGGGTCATACAAAGAAAGAAAATTATATCCAGGCATTAAAACCGATAAGGTTGTATTCTTAACAGGAACTCCTGTAATGTCACGCCCTATAGAAGCCTTCACTCTACTCCATATATTAGATAAAAATCGCTTTAGTAACTTCTATCATTTCACACAAAGATATGGTGGGTGGAAAGGAGTACCAGTTAGAAATCTAAAAGAACTACATGAACGCACAAAAGATTTAACCATTCGTCGTAAAAAGAGTGATGTTTTACAAGAACTTCCAGATAAACAAAGAAACGATTTGTATATTGAGATGACTACAGAAGAAAGAAAAGAATATCTCAATATGTTGGATGATTTATTTAAAGAATGGAAATTTAGTGGCAAACCAACTGTGGGTACAATGCCTAAAATTCAATCATATCTTATTGACAGAAAGATACCACGGTTAAACGAAATCATAGAAGAATATCTAGACAACGATAGACCACTTCTTATATTCTGTTGTTTTATAGAACCCCTCAAACGATTAGCAGAACAATATGGACACGATGCTGCAATCCTGCATGGGTCAATGAGTAAAGAAGAACGACAAGAAAGTATTGACAGGTTGGTCAGTGAAGAAGCAAAGATAGGATTGTTTAGTTTAAAAGCAGCCGGTATGGGTATTGACGGATTACAACATGTTATTGATACTGTAATCTTTCTCGACCGCGACTGGGTTCCCGCAAACCACGAACAAGCTGAAGACCGTGTGCATAGAATTGGTCAGGACGCTAAAGTACAAATCTATTATATGACGGTTGAAGATAGTATAGATGAGTATATGTCAGAATTGATTAACGACAAAATGAAGATTGCCTCTGAAATTGTAGATGGTGAGGTCATCAATCCAGAAAACTCCAAATCAGTATTTAAGGAGTTCGTACAACGGTTAACCAAAGAAAAATTTTTAGAATAAACTATTTATAATTGTTACATTTAATATGAGGTTAAAAAGTTATGACAGATTTTATGTTCCCAACAGAAGTTATTCAACTTCCAAGTCAGGGCAAGGTTTATCCAGAAGGTCACCCGCTTAGAGAAAACGGTGGTAAGTTAGATGTCAAATACATGACAGCTAAAGAAGAAGACATTTTGACAAATACAAATTTAATTCAAAGCGGAACTGTTGTAGATAAGTTATTAGATAGTTTGGTTATTCATAAGGGAGTTAAACATGTTGATTTAACAACTGGTGATGTCAATGCTGTTTTAATGGCTTCTAGAGTATTAGCATATGGTAAGGATTATCCAATAGAAGTTTTGTGTATTAGTTGTGGAACAAACGGACAACATACAATTGATTTATCTCAATTACAAGTCCCCGATGAAGTAATAGATACAGATGAAAAGGGTCACCATTCGTTTGTAACAGAAACAGGATTGAATGTTACAATTAAAATGTTAACGCGTGGTGATGAAATGCAGATAGAAAAAAATAACCAAGTACTTGATAAGAAACTTGGCATTGGTTCTGGAAATGAAGTTACATCACGGTTGAAAAAAATAATTGTTTCAATAAATGGTGTAGCCGAAAAAAATCAACTATCCAAAATAATTGACAATTTGATAATCAAAGACAGCAAATTTATTAGAAGTGAGTTTGAAAAAATAAATCCAAGTATTGATATGACATCAGAAACAACCTGTGAACAGTGTGGTCATGTGACAAAAGGAGGTATCCCGATTGGGATAAACTTTCTATGGCCTGACTCAGGATTATAAAAAATATTTACATGAGTTGTTGGTAAATTTAACCATAAATGTAGAAGGGTTTTCTTACGAAACATTTTATAATATGCCGGTTAATTTACGGAATTATTATATAAAGGTTATTGAAGAGGTTAGTGACAAAAGAAAAAAACATATTGAATCACTATCAAAAAAGAGAACTAAATAATGACCGAAGCAGAAAACACCATAATTGAACTACTACAGAAACAACTTCAACTTCAAGAACAATCCAACAGAGCCCAACGTTCCCGAGATAAACAAGGTGGTCGGCCCGACACCGGCCGGCCGGCTCGGCCTGACCCCATAACTTCAATATTAAATAGATTGACTGTTGGTGTTGGTGGTGGTGCTAGAGCATTTGGATTGGGAAGCACCATACAGGATATTGGGAAGTTATTTACGGGTAGTGGTAAGGCCGTATCAACTCTCACCAAATTATCTTTTGGATTTGGTGCTGCTGCATCTGCCGCTGTTGGAATGACAGCAGCATTTAATAAATTTGCACAACAGTTGGGTGGTATAACGCCTGGTCAAGCATTTGAACAGCTGATTGGAAATATAGGACAGAGTATATCTGGAATATTTCGGGGCAGAATTTTAAATCCACTAGAAGGTATTAAAATTCAAGGTGCGTTTGCTCAAGAATTTGGTGGACTAATATCACCACAAGCCGCTGCACTTTTACAAGAAGCTGGTCAAGACCTTGGACTTAATGTTGGACAGTTAGTTAAATTAGAGAGAGTACTTCAAGGTACTGGTAGGGAAAGTAGAGCTACAATTAATGAGTTTAGACGAGTTGGTGTTGGTGCTACTGTAGCTGCTGAAGAATTAGCTAAAAACGGAACTGCTGTTGCTCGTGCTGGGTCTAATTTTAATTCATTTATTGTTGAAGGTATCAAAAACGCCAAGAGATTGGGGCTTGAATTTGGTAAAATAGAACAAACTCTAACTGGATTTGCTACAGACTTTGAAGGAACAGTTGAAGGATTTGCAAATTTAAGAGCGGTCATCCCAGGCTTTGCTACTGATTTTAACCAATTGTTTAGTACCGCACTATATGGTTCTACCGATGATTTTATAGAACAAATGAGAGGTGGATTACTGGGTGCTGGTATTACTGATATTAGTCAACTAAATCGTTTACAAGTTGCTCAATTAGAAAAAACAACTGGATTTACTGGAGAACAGTTAAATAGAATACTAAAGGGTCAAGAGGCTGGGCTAACCTTTGCACAAGAGCTAGATACCACAAGAAATAGCTTGTTGAAATATATTTTGGCAGCTATGGGAGCTGTACTGGGAGCTATAGTAGGACTGTCGATTGTCACTGCCACGGGAACTTCTGGTATTTCGTTCGGAGCGTCGCTCCTTGCGCTGGGCGCCACCCTCGGGGGCGCGGCGGTCGGAGGGGGTCTCGGTTATGGGGCTGGGCGTGGTATGGAGACGGTTGATGATGCTATAATCCAAAACGGTAAAATAATTGGCACCAACCCAGCAGATACAATTATTGCAACAAAGACACCAGAACAACTTGGAACACAACAAGTATCGGTCAACATGTCAAATCTAGAAAGTAAGATGGACAAACTAGTTATGTCTATGGAACAACAACTCAATGTATTCAGGAACGGAATGTTCGTTGAAATGAGAGATATGGACAAGGCTATTATTCGTCAACAAGAAGCTACAATTAGGAATTACTAATGCCTAAATTAATAGATTTATTTGAAACCAAAAAAACAAATTTATACATAGAGTGGAATTTGCCAAGTTCTTTTCCACAGTTATTATCTGTTTCAGACAGTTTAGGAAAAGATAAAATAATAGATGACCAACTATTATCACCAGATAGCGTCAGTCGTGATCGTCAACTTGTAGCTATCAAACAGTTTGAAGAAACATTTAGAGGACAGAGATTTACAGATAGACAAATACAATTACAAACTGGTAATACTTGGACACAAACAAGAAACTATAGAAAAGAAAATATAATAGAACATACAAAAGATATAACCTTACATAAACAACGACACGGGTTTGATATTTCACTACAAAGTCTAGAAAACAATTTTCTTGGTGGATATGAAAATAATGGCAAGTTGCAAGGCGAAACATCCGACGAATTAATAAAAACAGGCGGCCCAGTTCATATTAGGCTCCACCAAAAAGGTGGTATGTTAAATGAAAAACTAGGATTGTTATCACTTGGAAAAATTAGTGCTCAAAACTATGTAGCAAACAAAATTGATCAATGGTTATTGGGGGTTAATAATTTCATATCTAATCTTAGAGCTAGGGTTGGTGACGGAACAATAGTAGATAGACCAGAAATTGAATATGGATATTTAGAAAAAATATATACAGATAACAAAGGATTGGTGACAAACTATAATTTGACACACGGTCATGTTTATTTTGGTGCTATAGAAAATACTAAAACCTATCAAGACTATTTCCAAAACAGTCAGGGATTTGCAAATATTAGATCTGTTAGATTAAGTGATTTTAATAAGAATAGATTTGATTTATCAAACTTATTTGATGGTTACATTAGTATTGCTGATACTTTTATTAAAAATCTTTTACAGACTAAGGTACCATTTGGACTTGGATTTATCATAGATGATTTCCTTCCAGATTTAAAAGAATTAAATGCTATTAGAAATGCCAGTAGATTTTTAAATGATATTGATGATGTAATTGAAAATTTAACCGACTTTTATGATTTTCAATCTACCCAATATGACCCAGTTAATCTAAAAGACATATATGAAGGAAAAGGAACAGGTACAAATTTAAAAGCACAAAGAATTTTTGGTAAAAGAATAAGATTAAAAATTGATAACAAATATAAACAAGCTAGAAACAATGTAAACGAATATAGAAATCAAGTTGCAAATTATTTGGGTAGAGGTAAAAAATTATCAATTGGTAGTGGAGTAGATGGTATTATAATTCCAGATGTAAATGGTGTGGTGGTAGATTCAGACACATTTTTGCCACGAGCACAATATTTAACGCCGGGATATAAAGATTTAATCAATATAGGAAACATTTATAGTAAAAATACAGATTTTGTAGACTCTATAGATGTATTATTTAAATCAAAAGATAAAGTTGTTAGATTTAGAGCCCTTATAGAAGATATTTCTGAAAACATAACGCCTAGTTATAATGAAAACAAATATCTTGGTCGTTATGAAACATTTTATACATACAATAAAGTTATTAGAGATTTAAGTTTTAAACTTACTTTACAAGCATTTAGTAAAAAAGAAATTACAGGTGTTGTTCAAAGAATGTCGTATTTAACTACATTAGCATATCCAGAAAATACTGGTAATTATTTAACACCAAATATATTTCAAGTTACAATTGGTAGGACTTACAAAGAACAACCATGTCTAGTACAATCAATAACACATACAATAGAAAATGACGCTTCTTGGGATGTGGACGACCAATATCCTATGAGAATTGTTGCTAATATCAAATTAAGACTTCTTGATAAAAAGATGTATTCGGTCAATGATGAAACCATATATGCTGGAGTGCCTACCCTGAACGAGAGATTTGCTCAAATTACTCCCCCAGTGCTAAATACTTCATTTCTTCCGTAGGGGTTAAACAATGGAACGCTATAAAGAAATAAAAATAAAAAAAAGTAGAGGTCGTGGTGATGTGTATAGAGCACCACTTATAGATTCTTTTAAAGAAAACACAACAATTCTTACCACCTATGTTCCACAAAATGGTGAAAGGTTTGATACAATTGCACAGAAGTTTTATAATGACCCCTCCCTATGGTTTGTAATTGCCCGTGCAAATAAAGATGTGAAGGGAACTCTACATCCAACTCCCAATAAGGTTTTAGTAATTCCAAGGATTGACTAATGGGTATTTTTAATAGTACATTTAGACAACACATTATTGACGAATTAAATTTTAGAAAAAGTCATGAGGGTCGTCAACAAGCATACCACCCGACTGCAAGAGTAACTGCTTTGGTTGAAGGTAATTTAAATGGTCAACTTCTTAGGGGATTTACATTAGGACCACAAGACGTTACTAACATAAATAAATTAGATCAACTGACCAACATTCATGGAAATAGTGTGGTTGTTGGAACCACATATGTGGGTGGTAATCCACAACCAGTACGATTAAAGAGAGGCCCTCTACTGGGAAATGAGAAAAAAAACTTACCAGCGCCCGGTGTTACTAATATATCAATTTCAACCCAATCTAAAGGTGGCTTAGTATTTAAGGCTACGGTCAACCTTAAATTTTATGGTAAGGAACAATACGATTTTATTTATCAAACATTTATGCGACCAGGCAATCCAATTCTTATTGAATATGGTCACACTACAACTGCAGAATTAGTAAAACAATTTAATGACCTAGATTTTTTTCATAATTTAGACGACAAAACTGTTGAGCTAATATCAGATGATATAAATCAAGTATCTAAAATACAAGCAACTAGAAATTCTGGTGCTGTTGCGGGTAGAGTTTCTAATTTCAAGATTTCACTGAATGAAGAAAATGAATATGAAGCATCAATTGATATCATAAATGCCTTAGAATTTTTGTTTACATTATCACCCGAAGATACAGTACTTTCATATAAAGATACTAGTTTAGCGACATCTATAAAAAATAATTTTGGTTATACTGTAGATCCAGCCGAATATAGTGAAGAATATGATTTCGTGTTCCAAAGGGTACTAGAGGATCTTTCGGAAGATTATACTGCTGAAATTATTGCAGCAACTGATTATGAAGTTCGCGAAGATCCGGCCGAAGCGGATGCATATCAAGCGGCCGTTGTTCGAGGCCTCTCCGAGGAAGATGCCCGAGCCAAGGTAGAGAACGTTCGAGATCGACGGGAATACGCTCGCAACCAGAATCCAAATAGATATAAATTTTTAAAAGGTGATGACGTTTTTATTTCTTTAAATTATTTAATTAATCGTTTAGTTGGTGCTATTTTAAAACAAACTGTAGTTATTGAAAATAATGTGGTAAGTACAATAGTAAAAACAAGTATTCAAATTAGAGAAGAAAGTAAATATGCGGAGAACACTGGTAACTTATTAAGATGGTCAACTGCTCGAAGACAAAAGTTAAATCGTTTAAGAAAATATGAACAAGAAATATTTGATATGATACCCGATGATACTGATTTTGTTGTTAACTTTAGTAATATTGCGTATTGGGCAACATTACGATCAAATAATGTTAAAAATGTCATTATAAATAATGACAGCATATATATTCCCTTTGGCGAGTCCGGCCAGAGTATTATTGAAAAAGTTAGAGAGCCGTCGTATCGTAAAAAATTTAGAATGGAAGAGGGAGATCAATTTAAGTATAAGTGGTTTGAACCAGTTAAGAATTGGGATAGAAAATCAAAATATACTAAAGACTCTAGAAATGGTGAAGGAATTTTTATAAACTATCAAAAAGTTAGATATTCTTTTATAAATTCTAATTCGGTCGCAGAAGCTATTGTTAGAATTTTAAATCTTGTAAATCAGTCCACCACTGGTGTTTTAGATTTAAAATTTAAAAATATTTCTTCCGATGTTAAGATAGCTGATGTTTTTAAAGAACAAAATGGTTTAGTAATATATGACCAAAATGCACTACCATCTCGCGAGGAATTTTCGGATAATGAAAACGACTTAACTTATATTTATAATTTTTTTGAAAATAATACTTCTGAGGTAATATCTTATAATTTTGATTTTAGTTTACCTTCATCTGTAGCTAGTACAGTTATGGCTAATTCATTCAATGAAAATAGTGCGAATCTCGACGCAGCCGCGGCGGCTCGAGTTGTAAATGATCCTAGTACATATCAACTATTAATAAATGGATATGTGGTCGATCCAGACGGTAGTTTTGCAATAAAAGATTTAACTAAAAAGATTACACGGGAAAACAGTGAAATAGATATAGATAACGAGATATTTAGATCTAATCCATTGAATGTTGTGGGGGAGGAGCCAGACCGAGAAGATTTCGAAGCCGCGGCAGCGGAGAATTTAGAGTTTTATCTAAAAACTGCTGCATATGTTGAATTGGCTCCACCTTCAATGAAATCTGAAATAATACTAAGTGGACTATTTAATACTCTTCCAACTAGTGCTAAAGTATCAATTAAGTTGGTGGGCCTTGACGGATTTAGATTTGGTGATATGTTTAGTGTAGAAAAAATATTACCCACACCATATGATAAAAATAATATATTTATGTTAACAGGATACAAACACGATATTAGTTCTGATGGATGGTTTACTACAATTGATGGAATTATGATAGCATCAACTCCTAAGAATAAACGACCATTTACTCCCGATGAACGAGCTGCTATGCTAGCTAGCGCGCCGATGGAGTCATAATGTCATTCATAACTACTATTACAAACACAATACCAGTGGTCAATCAAAAAGACATAAACAGAAAATACATGTATCGTTATTTTGCTGCAAAGGCTAGTTTGATAAATACCGAAGTATTTGAAATAACTCGTAGAGATTATGAAGTATTTCAAAATAATACATTTGTTATTTCTGGCCATCTTAAGTGGTTGATTGTTGGAAAACTAGAAGATACAGAAATATTAGTATATACGGGGAATCCAGCATATACTTCTGGAAAAGAACCCATCACAATTCCAGGCCTCTTGACACAGAACCAAGCATCTGTTAAATTCTTATCAAGAAGATTACCTTACTTGAGTAAGCATATAAGAAATTACCAGCAGTTCTATGTCGGGGAGTAATGCAATACATAGATAATTCCATTTTACAAACAATTCTTAGTAGTGACCAGCCAAAGATTGTTTTGTATATTATGTCTGACCACAGGCACCATTCTCTTCAAAATGAACTTTCCTGTATTTATGTAAAAACTTCCGATGGTGAGTTTTATTCTTCGTTTTCACACCCCGATTACCCAAAGCAATCCACGCAAGGGTTGGTCATCAACAACGCATATACAACCAATATTAAAGATTTGATGAATCTTGGTATAGAGGTTAACGATTCTGTTGATGTTCTTTATTTTGAGGATGTGGTTAGCTCTGGTCTGCTAAATAAATTCTATGAGATAAAATTGGATAAGGTTAGGAATATCAATAATATCGTTCCCATTTTTAAACACATAGAAAATTTAAGAAATGTTGCTAATTCACTAAAGTTTATTCCTGTTGATACACGATATAAAACAATGTATCACAACTTAATGCCTTATGTATTTTCACAGATAGAACGACGAGGCGTCCCTGTAAATAACGAACTTTTCTTGGACTACTACGGACAGGATAAGATAGATTTGATACGGGATAATAGAGTATATACCTCGTATAACCTATATACAACAACGGGTCGCCCAAGTAATACTCACGGTGGAATCAACTATGCTGCATTAAATAAAGCAGATGGTTCTCGTCGTATATTTGGTGGTGATAAAGTTATGGTCAACATTGACTTTAATAGCTACCATTTGTTCTTGATTTGTGAAAAGTTGGGAATTGAACTTCCAACAAATGCTCACGAATGGTTGGGTAAGATGTATTTCAATAAAGATGTATTGAGTGAGGTGGAATATGATGAGGCAAAGAAAATAACATTTAGAAATCTGTATGGTTATCAAATGGATGAAAATGTTAAAAACTTGGAGTTGTTTAAAAAGATTGCTGAACTTCAAGAAAATCTTTGGACACAATATCAATCTGCTGGTTATCTGTTGACCGACTATAATAATCGTATCGTGGTGGAAAATGCTAGTAAAAACAAGGTCTTTAACTACTATATTCAGTCACTAGAAACAGAAACAAATGTCAAACAACTCTATAATATTATTGACAAAAATTTGACACCAATTTTATATACCTACGACTCAATGGTATTTGAAATTGAGTATAACGAAGCAGAATACACCAGAAATACATTAAAAGAACAATTAATATTTCCTTATACAACCAAAATTGGACATAATTTAGAGTTTTGATTTTCTAAAAACTATTTATTGATGTTACCTTTTTGGAGTATAGAATGGAAACTCAACTGTTATGCACTTTCTGTAAGCGAGAAGAGCTAGAAGAAACTTGCAAGAAGATAACCGATAAATATAAAGTGGTATTTGACAAAATATTTGTACTACAAAATGTTGAAGACTCAACTCAATTAGTACTGACTTATAATGTGGTCAACGCAGACTTAAATGATATATTAGAATCAACAATTTCTGTTCATAGAAAGAAGCAGAGTAATACTATTTATACTATAAATGCATTGAACAAATTGATAATGGAAAACAATAACGGTATCTTGGATAAGAAATTTAAGATTGATTGGGATACTTTACAAAATGTTATTTTGGTTACAGCTTACGGAAAGCTAAAGAAAATTTCAACTGAACTAGATGAGATTATTCATCTATAAGGATTATTATGATTAGAATGTTGCCTCTTGTATCTAAAAATGTGTTTATCAAAGAAGAAGAAAACAAAGACCATGAAATTGAAATGGCCATGGCCGAATTAGAGCAGGCAATCAAGAATGCTCATACAATCATGAAAAAAGTAAAAGAACATGGACACACTGAATTAGAAGCGTGGGTCCAATCCAAGATTACAAAGAGTGCCGATTACTTGAATGCTGTTGCTGGTTGGTTAGATAGTCACGATGGACTAGATGACAAACTTGGAACAGACGACGATAATCTGTAACAAATAAAAAATAAGACTTGACTTAAATACTAAACGCTGTTATATTACTAAAGTAGTAAAAATTAAACCCTAAACCATAAGGAGAAAATTATGGCACTTGACATTGCTGCACTTCGCGCTAAGCTAAATTCGTTCCAAGGACAGGGAGAGCGGACCTCCGCTTTCTGGAAGCCCACTGAGGGTAAGACGGTCATTCGTATCGTCCCCATGGCTTCACGACCAGAGAATCCTTTCTCTGAGCTTTATTTTCATTATCTTGGTAACAAGACTCATCTAAGCCCAATTACTTATGGCAATCGTGACCCGATTGCTGAGTTTGCTGACAACCTTCGTGGAGATGGTAGTCGTGAGTCCTATCAGCAAGCCCGTGCATTTATGCCGAAACTCCGTACCTTTGTTCCTGTAATCGTTCGTGGTGAGGAAGACCAAGGTGTTCGTTTCTGGTCATTCGGTAAGACCGTTTACCAAGAGCTTCTACAGATTATATCTGATGCTGATTATGGTGATATTACACACATTGAAAAGGGTCGTGATATTACCGTTACACACATTCCACAGGAAAAGAGCGATACTAATTTCGCCAAGACTTCTGTGATGCCAAAGCCTAACCAGACACCTCTGAGTGATGATGCACAATTGATGGAGTCGTGGACAACAACTCAACCTGACCTTCGTTCCTTGTTCAAGGAGCCTTCATATGAAGAGTTGTCTGTGTTCCTCAAGCGTTATCTTGACCCCGATGGTTCGGTTGATGCTCCCGAGACAAGCGTAACTCAGCAGGTTACAACACCTGCTACTCCCCAACAGACAAATTCTCCCGTTAAGAGTGCTGTTGATGAGTTTGAAGCGTTGTTCTCAGAGTAATTTATGCCCGTAAAAAAGGAAGTTAATACTCCAAACCGTGATGAATTAGCGCAAACTATTGCTGACAGTCTAAACACAATGATGAAAAATGACGGTCAGGTTGCATATTTTCTTGACGGTAATGAGGACACACCAATTGATTTAGATGATTGGGTTTCTACTGGAGCCACCATGTTGGACCTTGCTATCAGCAATCGTCCACATGGTGGTTTCCCAGTGGGAAGGATTGTAGAGCTAACGGGTCTTGAACAATCTGGTAAGAGTCTACTAGCTGCACACGCTATTGCTAATACCCAAAAGGCTGGTGGTGTTGGTGTATTGATAGATACCGAATCTTCAGCAAATGAAGAGTTCTGGCGTTCTATTGGTCTTGATATGAGTAAGATGGTTTATGTTCAGGCAGATGCCCTTGAGGATGTGTTTGACATGATTACCAACATCATTGAAAAGGTCAGGAAGGCCGACAAGGACAAGTTGGTTACAATCGTGGTTGATTCGGTTGCTGCTGCTTCAACCAAAAAAGAGATTGAAGCCGACTTTGGTAAGGATGGTTATGCAACAGATAAGGCAATTATTCTCAGTAAGGCTATGAGAAAGATTACCAATATGTTAGCAAAACAACGAGTACTATTAATCTTCACCAATCAGTTGAGACAGAAGATGAACGCTATGCCATTCGGTGACCAATATACAACGAGTGGTGGTAAGGCAATTCAGTTTCACGCCTCTGTTCGTCTCCGTCTTGCTACAACTGGTAAGATTAAGAATGGTAATGGTGATGTAGTTGGAGTAACCGTAAAGGCTTCGGTTATGAAGAACCGTTGTGGACCACCACATAGAGTTGCTGAGTTTGACATTTATTTTGACCGTGGTATTGATGACTACGCTTCGTGGTTGAAGATTATGAAGGAAAATAAACTGGTCAAACAAAGTGGTGCTTGGTACTCATTCATAGACGAAACTGGTGAGGAACACAAATTCCAATCCAAAGATTTCCCAGAGTTTTTAGAAGCTGATAAGGGAAGAAAAGAAAAGTTTTATAATCAAATCTGTGAGAATATTATTATGTCTTATCGTTCCACAGATACAGAACCCATCTTTGAAATATCTAGTGAGGAATAAAATTGTCAAATGATTTGTTGAAGGCCTTTGAAAACATGTTGGGTGATAGAGAAGAACAAAAAAATCTTTCTTTAAACTCCCGTGTTTTAATTATTGACGGCATGAATACCTTTATCCGTAGTTTTGCAGCAATCCCAACTATGGATGATAATGGTAACCACATTGGTGGAGTAACTGGATTTTTGAAATCCGTTGGCTTCGCTATCAGAACTATTAAACCAACAAGAGTATATGTTGTGTTTGATGGTAAGGGTGGAAGTAAACGCCGTCGTGATTTCTTTCCCGAATATAAGTCTGGTAGAAAACCTGTTACAAGGTTGAACCGTGCTTATGATATGACAACGGAGCAAGACGAAAAGGACTTGATGAAGTATGAGTTGGTCATTGTTGCTAAATCATTAATGAACCTACCCATTACTACCATTACTCTTGACCATGTAGAAGCTGACGATATTATATCTTATATCGCACAATACACAAAAGAACAAAACGGCGAGAGTATCATCTATTCAACAGACAAAGATTTCTTACAATTGGTCGATGAAAAAACAACTGTTTGGCATCCAATGAAAAAGAAAACTTATGATGACAAACTTGTATTAGAAGAACACAAAATCCATCCTAATAATTTTCTTTTGTATAGGTCATTAACTGGAGACAATAGTGATAACATTCCCGGCATAAAAGGTTTGGGAACAAAAACATTATTGAAGTTTATTCCACAGTTTGCCG